CATTTTGCGTCATGTGAACTCAATCTGTTTTTTAAGGGTGTTCTTATAATATTCTAATTCACTCATAGTTTCTAAGTTTAAGCTATATTATAGCAATGTTATACATTAGTGAACCACTCTGAAATGTGGTGAAAGGTGTGAGGTTGATTAAGAGCGCAAGCTCTAACAATCTCTTTAACGAGTTCCACACCGATTTTAAAGGGGAAAAAGAAAAAGCTCTACCTTGTAGAGCTTTAGTCTTTTGACGATGAGAAGTTTACGCTGCGAACTGGATCTTTGATCCAGGTTTAAGCTTAAACTTATCTACGTTCTCTTTCTCGAAAGGTTTGCTTTCGGGAACAATGAGAACGTCCCCTTCCAACTCTGGTTGGAAGGTCAAAACAACCCATAAAGGGTTTTTTGAGTCTAAAATTTGTGCAATAATGCGTACCATTTTGTTAAATTTTAGTTTAGGTGGGGACTATTCCACACCAAAACAAAGCAGGGGTCTTTGATTGAGATGGACCTCACAATCAAATCACTTCTTATTTTTATTTTTTTCAGAAAATTTTTTAGAGTATCTATGTAAGGGTGTTTGAATGTCTAACAAATTATATTATATTTGTTATAATTAAAAACTAGTCTTATGGCGAATAGGAGAATTGTTAGGATACCATGTAGTAAGGATAATTTTTATAGGTACTACGTGGAGTTATTGAATCCTATAGTTAAACTAAGGAAGAGAGAGCTAGATGTGTGGGCGCAGTTGTTGTATTATAATAATGAGTATAAGGGATTGGATGAAGAGGTGAAGTTTAAGATGGTTTTTGATTATGGAACTAAATCTAAGATTGCAAAGGATTTGAAGATTTCCATGGATGTACTGAATAATAACTTGAGTGAATTGCGTAAGAAAAGGATAGTTATAGATAATAAGATACCTAAAGGGTACCAAGTTTATCTAGAGAATAATGAATACAATTTGACTTTTAATTTTAAAGCAAAAAATGGAAAGCCTATTATTACACAGAACGGACTGCCTAGAGGATCTGCTTCTAACGCATCAAGACCTGATAAGAGTGATGAGGTTATGGAGACAACAGAATCTTGATTATGATTATGAATTTATAATAACTATTGGAAGAGAGTATCATACAATTGAATTGAAAGGCATTGATTATACAGAAGAAGATACAAGAGATTATTAAGCAAATGGCCCTGAAGTATGGTGTGTCAGAAGCGGAAATGAAGTTGATAGTCTTTAGTCCTTTTGAGATGTTACATAGTACGATTAAGGAGGCTGATAGAGAGAAGAAAGATAGTTTTAAGAATGTTAGGATTATTAATTTAGGATTGTTTGCAGTTAAGAAAGGTAGATTAAAATATTTTGCTAATGGTACTAAAGTAAGAAAGAGATGAAGTTGTTTGAAATGAGTAAGGATGGGATTGAAATATCTCCACAAAGTTTAACTATTAAGGAATTTAAGAAACTTTGGACACGAGATAAGAGTAAAGGTAAACAGAAAGCTAGTGCTGAATTAGCTTATGTTTATTATTATACGGATTGGCAGTCTCCCTATAGGATCTATTTTAACGAGAAAGAGAAAAGAGATAAAATTATATTAGATTTATTTGATGGAAAAAAATGGGAACCAGATCAAACAATTACAGAAGCATGCAAAAAGTACGAGCAGCTGTCAACTACAGATTCAATGTTACTTCTCCAAGACGCCCGATCAGCAATTGGGAAATTGAGGGAATATTTCAGAGATGTAGATTTGACAGAAAAAGACGAGAAATCAGGAAAACCTATTTATTCAGCAAAGGATTTAATGATGAATATAAAGCAGGTAGGTTCTGTAGTAAAAGGAATGAAAGAATTACAAGAAGAAGTAGCGAAGGAGCAGATGACAGAAACAAGAATAAAAGGTGGGGGGAAGGCTGGAGCTTTCGAAGACCCCGATTAGAAACGAAGATGATAAAGTTTTTTCTGGTTATGGACTATATTGATGGAAACCCCAGATATTCCAAAACAGAAATAATTGCCCAATCTTTAAAAGAAGCTTTGTTTATTATAAAGATAAATAAACTTAAATGTATTGAAATTCATAAGGAGATTACACGATGAAAGAAGGGATAAGGTTATACGATCCAAATAGAAGCTTTAGTAAAATAGATACCTTCAGAGAAGCAGCGCTACATTTTAAAGAGTTCAAGAAGTATACAAACCACACCCCTAATGATCATCCAAATTCTCAATACATGAAGTTCTGGATGGAAGAAGCTAGAAGATGTAAGGAAGGATATCATACAGGGTGGGATTACATTCCAGGATATTTTTATTGGTATTTGAATTATTCACCGATATTTATTGTTGAAGCAGGAGAAGAAATTGTTGACGGAACAAGAGTCCAGGGTAAAAGGTTTCAGGATTTTCCTAAATTCTGGGACAGTGATTATTATTATTATCATTATTTAGATGAGGCGGAGAAAGCAGGAAAGCATGCTTCTGTCCTAAAGACAAGGGGTAGAGGATACTCTTTTAAAGGAGGAAGTATGCTAACCAGAAATTACTTTCTTATTCCTGGCTCTAAGTCTTATGCTATGGCAGGAGAAAAAGAGTACTTGATTAATGATGGATTACTTACTAAAGCCTGGGATATTATGGATTTTGTGGATACCTACACTCCTTGGGCAAAGAGACGGCAGTTTAAGAATACAGTAATGCATAAAAAAGCATCTTATGAAAAGACATCGCAAGGAGTTAAGATTGAGATGGGATATAAGTCGGAAATTATTGGAGTATCATTAAAAGATAACCCAGATAAGGCTAGGGGAAAGAGGGGGAAGCTGATTTTATGGGAAGAATCAGGATCTTTTCCTCATTTACTTAAAGCTTGGCAGATAGCCAGGCCATCAATGGAGCAAGGAAAGATAACTTTCGGAATGATGATAGCTTTTGGTACAGGTGGAGAAGAAGACTCATCATTTGAAGCCCTGGAAGAGTTATTCTACTACCCAAAAGCATATAATATATTAGATAAGCCAAATACTTGGGATAAAGGAAGGGAAGGAACAACGTGTGGATTCTTTATTCCCGTTACTGCTAACTATGAAGGGTGTTATGACAAGCAAGGGAACTCAAATCATGAAAAAGCACAAGAATGGGAAGAGCAAGAGCGTACTACGATCAAAGAACAGAGTAGTAATACAGCTGCCTATACACAATATGTAGCAGAAAATCCTTTTAATCCACAAGAAGCGGTGATGCGGGCCACGGGAACCATCTTTCCTGTACAAGATTTAAGATATCATCTTGGCGAACTAGAAGCTAATAAGAAAAAGTATATAGATACAGCCTGGATAGGGAAATTAGGAATTGATTCAGAGACTGGAGTAATAGACTGGAAGATAGATCCCAGAGCTAGAGCGATTAATACCTTTCCACTAAGAGATACTAAGCAAATAGAAGGAGCAATTGTTATTTATGAGATGCCTTATAGAGATGGAGAAGGACAAATACCCTTTGGAATGTATATTTCAGGAACGGATCCATACGATCATGATGAATCAGGGACCGACTCACTAGGATCTACGTTTATAATGAATGTTCTCAATGAAAGAATTGTAGCAGAGTATACAGGAAGACCCAAAACCGCTGAACAATATTATGAAAATGTAAGAAGATTACTTAAATACGATAGGGCTACGTGCAATTATGAAAATAATTTGAAGGGAATGTTTACTTATTTCAAAAATAAGAACGATCTTCACCTATTGTCAGACACACCAGAAGTTTTGGTAGACAGAGAAGTAATGAGTGCCTCTATGGCCAACAGGAAAAAGGGTACTCCAGGAACACAACAGATTAATAAATGGGGAAGGGAGTTAATAAAGTCTTGGCTAATAACACCAACACCTTCAGACCCCAATTTATTGAACTTACATAAAGTAAGATCTATTGCTTTAATAAAAGAATTGATGTATTGGAACAAAGACGGTAACTTTGATAGAGTTTCTGCACTTGGAATGTTGATGATACTCAAACAAGAAAGAGCAAAAGTAATAGTAGATAAAGAAAAGAAAGTAAAAACATTGTCTGAAGATAGTTTTTGGAATAGACCGTTCAAAACAAACAGCTATAACGGACGTACCTTAAAACAGAAAATGTTCTAAAAATTTAATATTATTGTAATATGGCAACAAATAATCTAACATTTTTTCCCTCGCAAAAAAAATCCACAAAACAGAAGACTAAAAAGTGGATGGAAGAATGCGTAGACTCTGCAGATGAGTTTACTTCAATAAGAAATCATAGGATAAGACAGTCTCAATATAATAAGAAGGTTAATTATGATCTTTATAACGATATACTCGATCAAAGAGATATTGAAAGGATAACAAATCCTTATAATATAAGGAATGCAACCTTCCCAGCAAAAATGCAAAACTATCCAATTGTAAATCCTAAAATAGATCTTCTTGTTGGGGAAGAATACAAGAGAAGGTTTGATTGGAGAGTAAGAACAGTGAATGATGATGCAATAAGCGCAAAAGAAAGCGAAAAAAGAGATAGAATTGTACAAGCTTTAGTTGAATCTGTAAAAAATAAAGGTATTAGTGATGATGATATACAAAAAAGACTAAAAGATCTACAACAATATTTTAATTATCAATTTCAAGACTTCAAAGAGGTAAATGCTACAAGGATCTTGACTTATCTTTACAAAGAACAAGATTTACAGTTAAAATTTAATGAAGGATTCACGGATGCACTTATATCAGCAGAAGAAATCTACTGTTCTGACATCATAGCAGGAGAACCCACACTAAGAAGATGTAATCCATTAAATATTTTTAACATCAGAAGCGGAGACAGTCATCATCTAGAAGATTCTGACATAATTATTGAGTATTCTTATGAACCTATAGGACAAGTAATAGATAATTATTACAATGAACTAACATCTAAAGAAATATCAGAAATCGAAGAAGGGCACGCTGTAAATACATCTGGAGGTGTACTACAAAATGTAGGAATGAACCCAGTTTTTGATCTTGCAGACTATGTTCGGGAACAAGGAATGGGAGAACTTGTAGAAGTAAACGCAAAAGGAGGACGATTCTTTGGAGGAGCTTACGATCCAGAAGGAAATATTAAGGTGGTTCGTGTAGTATGGAAATCAAGAAGGAAGTTGGGGGAACTTAAGTACTATGATCAGGAAGGGGATCCACAGGAGATGGTAGTTGATGAGAATTACAAAGCAGACAAAACAAAAGGAGAAGAAATAAACTGGATTTGGGTAAATGAATGGTGGGAAGGAACTAAAATTGGAGACCATATCTATGTAAAAATGGGACCACGTCCTATACAATTTAGAAATATGACCAACTTATCTAAGTGCGGCCCTGGATATGTCGGAACTTTCTATGCTACAAATGATTCTGCAGCAAAATCCTTAATGGATAGAATGAAACCTTATCAATATTTGTACAATACATTTATGTATAGAACTGAATTAGCGTTTGCTAAGTCAAAAGGTAAGATTGCAGAGTTAGATTTATCTAAAGTACCAGACGATTGGGATCTAGATAAGTGGATGTACTATGCAGAAGTAATGGGCTGGGCACCGATTGATAACTTCAAGGAAGGTAAGAAAGGAGCGGCCACAGGTAAGATCGCAGGTAACTTTAATACCACAGGAAGAGTCTTGGATCTAGAAATGGGCGGATATATTCAACAACATATCATGATGCTTCAGTATCTTGAAACACAAGTTGGAGAAATAGCGGGAGTATCCAGACAAAGACAAGGCCAGGTAGAGAATAGGGAGCTCGTTGGAAATGTGGAAAGAGCAGTAACGCAATCAGCACACATTACAGAAAGATGGTTTGCAGTACATGATAATGTAAAATTAAGAGCACTAACTATGCTACTCGAAACAGCTAAACATGCATGGAGAAAAGAGACCAAAAAACTTCAATATATCACAGATGACCTAACCACGGTAATGTTTGATGTAGAAGGAGAAGAGTTCAATGAATCAGAATACGGATTATTTGTATCTAATACTCAAGGGGATCATGAATTACTTTCTTCCCTTAAACAATTGGCCCACGCAGGTATTCAGAATGATAAAATATCGTTTAGTCAACTGATGAATATTTATATGTCTGATTCTATTTCTTCTATTAGAAGAAAGATCG